CAATGAGTTAGAAGATGAGAGCGAAGGTAAGTATGCTGTTGCTGAGAAGGTAGTTGCACAGGCAGTATCGACTCCTGCAGTCGCATCTGTTGATTCTGATGAAGATGATGCACTATCCTACTTTCAAAAGTTGGCAGATAGTTAATCAAATAGTCTGATATTATCTCCTTGTACTAAGGTTTCACTCACATACTGGGTGGAACCTTTTTTATATTCCATAATTTCTTCAAGATCATCAAATACAATATTAAGGTATGATGTTTTCAAAACAAATATATTTCTTTTATCGTTGTTTAATTTTTCTTCATGCGTAAAGTTTGTTACAGGAAGTGCAATATCTGTTGCTCTTACATGTTGACCTAATGCATCATCATAATAAGAAACACTTTGTGCAACACCAACTCTTTGTCCTGCGGGTATGATTATTGAATTGTCAGTTGTTTTCACTTCTCTAGATTCATAATGATGAATACCAGAGTTTAATGTTTCCTCATCATATTTACCTGTCACATACGTATGAAAATCTGCTTGTGAGAGAGGCCATTCACTCTGAACATTCACTATATTATTGGATAATAAAATAACCCAATCTAATGTAGGATCATTATAAACTTTATCTGCCACGTTATCTGGACGATCATCACCCTCTACGATATATTTTGTAAAAAATGTAAGGTCTTGAAAGATATCCTCTCTGAGTTTACTTCTTTTAAAAAAGTTTTTTACAATTGAATAATCGCCTTCACTTCGCCCCTCTTTGGTGCGGTTGACGTATTCAAATTCTGGTAAGTTGCGAAAATAAGGATTAGCCATTAGAAACCTATGTTACCACCTGTGTTTGGATTGCCCGGCATGGATATCATACCAGTTTGTTCTTGATCATTGTCATCATAATCTTCATTGAATACTGGTATTAGTTCTTTAAAACCAATTTGTAAATTGTATGCAACCATTGATGAGTCTTCATATGTCATGTAACTATTTGTTGGCATATAATTTACATTGACACCAGTGCATGCACATTCTTTTATCTTTGGTAAAAATTCATGAGTGCGACCAGTATTTCCATTGATAAATTCTAATTTATATGTGTTTGGTGCTGCAAGGAACATACCACCAACTGTTTTTTGTATTGCACTTGATTGTTTAAATGCTCTTATAATTTTTTGTACTTGTCTACCCTCACCCATATCTCTTGGACTTAGTTGAAATTGGAAAGTAAATGGTCTTAAGGTTGGGCCTTTGAATAGTAGTTCAAGATTGTTATTAAATATATTTCCCTCTGTTCTTGCAAGAAGTTCATCATTATTGATACCTAAAACTGATGATGTGATTACATTTGCAAGAGCAGTTCCTAAATTTTTGTCTGTTATTGCCTCTGTAATAGCTTCAGATCCTGCCACGGCACCTGCTCCGAAACCTTTTAATAATGTATCTAAAGCTGCAGCAGAAGCAGCTGCTTGAAATGGATTTAATGATCCTGATGTAAAGTCAACTCTGTTTTGATCCGAGACCCCATTTGGAATTGGTAGTGTGATGTGTCCTAAAGTTCTCTTACTTGCCTCGATTCTTTTTCGATTATCTAAAGATAATCGACCATTTGATTGTTGTATGCTTTCTTTTGTTCCTTTATTCGCATTGTATTTTCTTAATGCTGCTAGATATTTACCCTTTTCATTTCTGTTAGTCCCATAATCACTGCTCTTTGGTTTGTTTGAACTAATTAATTTTTTCTTTTGTCCTTCGGTAGGTTTACCACCACTAAATCTACTTGAAAATTCAAGGATGGTTATCTTTAATTTATCTTGATTACTTTTTTGTATGAAAGATGGATATACCATCACTCCATAATTTTTTCTTCCTGTTCCAGCTCTTTCGTTCTCTTTTGTTTTTGTTGAGTTTTTTGAATCCTCTGTGGTATCTGTGCTCGCTTTATTTTTATTGATTGCTTTAGTATCAGCATTTATTTTATCTTTTATTTTTTTCTCTGCATCTTTTGATTGAGTTTTAGTTTGATCTACTAATAATTTTCTAAATGCATCTTGGTCTGTATTTTTGTAATCAGTTCCTAAATTAAAATCAAACTCTCCAGTGTCTTTATTTTGTTTTGCTATGACAGTGTAACTATCACTTTTGGCATTTGGATGTTGAACTATTTCTTTTGAATATACTGATGGGTTATTTCCTGTTTTTATAAGTCTTACTGATGTATATATTCTTTCTTTTGTACTACTTTCAAGACCAGTAATACCCTCTTTTGGCACAATGATCTGACTTTTTTTACTAATATATTGTGACCCTACTGGATTTGTCTGATTGGTTATTGTCATTATCGACCTTTTTAGTTATTTAGGAACTTAGCATAAGGAATTGCAAGGAGATCATCAAGTTCATCTGGTTGTACTATGTATAACTGCCCTGCGAGTTCTGCCCATGTATAGTTACGATACTTTCTCCAGTGAAAATTTAAACCACGAAAACCCCATGAGAATATATCAGTACAAGCTATAAGAGGATGTTGATCGTATTGAATGTTTGGAGTCTTTGGATTATATACAAAGGTATAGAAGTTTCCAACATCGGGAACTGGTGTTACAGTATCATTCAAGAGAGACATGATCTCTAACATCATATCCTCTTGATCATTCGTTTGATTGTTTATGGTATTGCCTTCAAGTCTACTCATCTGATCCCGAGTTCTTTCTCTGTTACTACTTTAAATTCAATACGATGATCCTCACAGAATTCTTTTGCTGCAGCCCACTTTGCTTGATTGATTGCATAGGTCACACACTCTGTAAGATATGATTTTGTTTTGCGACTTCTTGGTTTCGGTGGCATCGTTTGTTTATATGGTTTCACTTCAACTACATAAGTTTTGATCATATCATTTTTCTCTTTCACTTTAATCAAATAATCAGGATAGTATTTGTGCACTCGATTATCCTTTGGAGAAAGATAAGGAATACTGAACTCTTCTGATGCCCATGAAACAATGCTGTTATTCATATCACACCACTGACAAAACTTTCTTTCCCAACTACTACGACATATAATCATCTTCGAGTTTCCCTGATACTTGTGTGGATACACAGGAGTATATCTACTCTTAATGCTCTCCCCCATAACTTGCCTACATAATATACAAGGTCAATCTATATTTATAAATGGCTATCATCCCACCACAACGAAAATCGATATCGATGGTTAAGGCCCAACTCCTTAATCCAGCGACGACTTCTCATTTTCAGGTAAGTGTTTCTTTTTTGGAGAGTGCATTTAATCAGTATCGACAAGAACTCGGACTAAATTTAGATCAAGGTAGATTAAATATATTATGTTCAGATGCTACATTGCCCGGATCAAGATTTCTAACAGCAGAATTAAATAATAATATACCCGGTGTCAGAGAGAGGCACGTATATCGTAGAAGTTATGACGATACAATAAATCTTACTTTTTATTGTGATGCAGATCAATATTTACCAATCAGATTCTTTGAAGCATGGATGAATTATATTTCAAATATGACATCATCAGGATCTAATAAAGTTAAGAATGAGGATTTTAATTATCGTGTTAAGTTTCCAAGAGAGTATCGTGGTAATTTAGAAGTATCAAAGTTTGAAAAGAATCTTGACTCAAGAAGGCAAACAAAAATACTTACATATAAATTCGTAAATTGTTTTCCTCTTGCAGTTAATTCAATGCCAGTTTCTTACGATGCATCACAAGTATTGAAATGCACAGTTGGTATGGCTTATTCTAGATACTTTATTGAAGATAGACCAAGAGGAGTTATTCCTAGATTTTTAAATGCTTTGGGATCAAGAGGTGGTAGAAGAGGGCCAGAGTTTAATAGTGGTTTGCCAGTGCCATCAAATCCAGCATTTCGTGCTGGGGCCTTAAGCACTGACAACTTAACATCAAGATTTGGTGGTCAAGATAACGCTTTATTATAAACTTGAATTACCTCTATAAATAAACTTACTGAATTGTAACATTATGCCATTACCAAAAATTGCAACACCAAGTTATGAACTTGAATTACCATCAACAGGAAAGACAATACAATATAGACCTTTCCTTGTAAAAGAAGAAAAGTTACTTGTCATAGCACTTGAAAGTGAAGACACAAAACAAATTACGAATGCCATTAAGGCTGTAATTCGTGCTTGTATTTTAACAAAAGGTGTGAAGGTTGAATCACTCCCTACATTTGACATTGAATTTTTATTTTTAAATATTCGTGGTAAATCTGTTGGTGAAGAGATAGATGTAAATCTTATTTGTCCTGATGATAATGAAACTGAGGTAAATGTAAGTATTAACTTGGATGACATTCAAGTTAAAAAACCTGAAGGACACTCTAATCAAATAAAACTTGATACAAATTTAATGATGGAACTTAAGTACCCATCACTAAACGAATTTATTAAAAATAATTTTGATCCAAATGATGCGGGAGCAAATGCAATGGAACAATCATTCGACTTGATTGGTTCATGTATTAGTAAAATATACAATGAAGACGAAGTTTGGGTTGCTGCTGATTGTTCTAAAAAAGAAGTCAATGACTTTTTAGATTCAATGAATTCAAATCAATTTAAAGAAATTGAATCATTTTTTGAGACAATGCCAAAATTAACTCATACAGTCAACGTAATCAATCCAAAAACAAAAGTGAAGAGTGACGTTGTACTTGAGGGTTTAGCATCTTTTTTCGGTTAGCCATGGCTCATATGAATCTGGAGAACTATTTCAGATTAAACTTTGCCATGATGCAGTACCATAAATATAGTTTGACCGAGATTGAAAACATGATGCCTTGGGAACGAGATGTTTATGTCGGACTGCTACAAGCCCATCTAGAAGAAGAAAAACTTAAAGAGAATCAACAGAACGCTAATGGATGAAATGAATCCAGCATTTGAGAATTTTCTCAATAATATGTCAAGACTCGGTGGCACTCCTAGAGAGACAACGAGAAGGATTTCTCCAGCAAAGTTTTTGGGAAGAGATGATATACAAATAAGAGTAAGAAATAATTCAAGAAAAATTAATGTAATCACAAGAATATTAAAAGCACGAAGAATAACAACTGGAGAAAAAATAAGTTCTTTATCTGGTGGATCTGTCAAAGGAATCGAACAAAGTATTATGGACATCAAAGAAACGATGTCATCAATACTAGAGACTCTTCAAACACAGGAGAAGTTTGAGTATGAAAGATTTCTTGATATGCAAAGAAGGCAAGAGAATGAAAGGAGAAGAAAGAGAGAAACAGGTTTAGAGACCGATAAAAAGGGAATGGGTTTGATTCGAGGTGGAGTAGAGAAAGCTATGAAACCCGTTAAAAATTTATTTTTTAG